ACCTAATCCGATGGCTAAATCAGTCTTGAATATCACAGAAGAAACCCGCGCATCTGACCTTGTTGTCTTGGACAAAGATCAGCTTGTTACTATCCGCAATATGGCAGATAGCATCTATAATCAGATGGATTGCTTGCGCGAGATTATGAAACTGGCGGGGCTTCCGGCCTATTCATTCGATAGAGAAAACACCGTGAAAGCTTATCAGGAAAAGCTTAAGATTATCAAAACCGACTAACGAAACCGACGCATTCCTCCCCACCTTGACCCGCTTGGCTAGTCCGGCGGGTTTCTTTTTGCCCTGATCGCAGTAAATAAACAAAGGGATTGATAACGCGGGATAAACTAGGGGGTGTCGTTCTGTAAGATTGCTAACAAATACGCAGTCAATATCCCACCAGTAAAGTTTTCAATATCGTTTAAAGTGTCAGGCGGGATTTTAAAAAGGGCAATGTGTCGCGCTATATAAAGGGAAAACAGGCGGGATCATTCCGGCGGGTTTGCTTGTCGGGTGGTTTCCTTGGGCTTGGCAAGAGGGAGACCCCTTTGGGGGTTGGTAAGGGCCACTGGGGGGTACCCAGTACCTGTTAGCAACCTCTCCCGTGATTTTATCCGGCAGGGTTATCGATACGGGAATAAAACCGACGTGTAGGGAAAGGGTTTGTCTGTGGTTTAGGCAAAAAAAGACCCCAAAGGGATCTCCCAGTGGGGTAACGAAACCGACGTATAGGGGGAATGGGGTGGTATAGTGTTATTTCCCGGCGGGTCTTACCCTCAGTATAAGGGTCAAATTCATTTTTGTCAATAAAAAACTAACCAATACCGCTATTTTATACATTTGTTATTGACTTACAGGCTGTTGATGGCTATACTTGTGTTGTGGGGCTAGATTATTCTAGCGCATCCCGACAATTAACCTCTTGACTTGTAACAACAGGGCGATGTAGGCTAAGAAATCGGTCCCACAACTCTTTTCACAGGAAATCGACATGCTCTACGAAGCAGCAATACTCGTCTGCCTGTCGGTTTCACCCGACACATGCCACGCACTCAAAGATACACGCGGTCCTTACGAGACAAAAGAAGCCTGTAAGGCTCGTGTAGACGAGATGTCTAGGTTTGCAATCAAAGTTCACCTATTCGAACTCGATATCAAGTGGAAATGTGCGTCGGTTTCGGGACAAAACGATGAATCTACTTCCCCAGACACAAAAAAAGAAGGAACTGAGTCCTCAACAGGAAAAGTTCCTCGACTTTCTGTTTGAAAATGGCGGACAAGTCACAGCAGCAGCCATCGATGCCGGTTACTCGCGGGGTTCTGCCGCGTGGCTACGTTCTACGCTTGCTGATGAGATTATTGACCGTACAAAAACAGTCCTAGCTACTAACGCATTCAAGGCCGCAAGCCGCGTCATAGCAACAATAGACAATCCTACCCCTGAACGTGGAGATGACTTGCGCCTCAAGGCTGCTGAGTCGCTCCTAAACCGCGTTGGCGTAGCAAAGCAAGAACAAATCAACCACAATGTAACTGCCGTTCACGGCGTAGTCCTATTACCCCCTAAAAAAGAGGTAATTATCGATGGCTAACGATAAAGAAATCCGCACCGACGGACGCACGGACAAAGAAATCCGTATCATTGCAGCGGAAAACATCACAAACTTAACCGACAACCAGTTAGATCGACTCAAGCTGATTAGTCCGCCTAAACAGAAGCTGGCAGGTGGTGGTAAAGCTTGTCGAGGACGCTCTGCATCTAGCAGCGCAGAAAAGGCTTAGTAAAATGTCTGATTACGCAACTCGTAGCAAAGAATACCAAGCCCAAGAACAAGCAACTCGTAAGCGTCAGGCTGCCGAAGCAAAAGCAGGTTCAAAGATTTCGCGACAAAAAAACGCAGAGTACAACGCAGTCGCAAAAGCTAAACGCAAAGAAGAAGACGCTGCTGAAGAAGCTGTAAAGAAACGTATGAAGTCTTATGGTGGCGGCAGGTATCAACAACCTCGTCGCGCACTAGGTATCTTGAGTGATGCAAAGAGACTACTGAGGATATAAGGTATGGCTGAATCCCCTAGTTGGTTACGTCGGGCAATAAATCCCAACACACCTGCAACCGAAAACAATGAAACTGTACGAACCATCGACTTTGAAAGCGAAGGTAAAATGTACATTGCTCCTACACTACGTATGGGCAAAGACGGACTAAGAAAGCTATCGACAGAAGAAGCAATCGCTGAAGCTATGAAGTTAGGCGATGCTATTCCTGTTCCGGCAGGTATGACTGGAGCAGAGTTCTCTAAAGAGATTAGCCAGATGATTGGTCAAGCAAGGAAGCATCGTGGAAGAAAAGCCAACGAATCCGCCGAAACGAGTCGGTAGACCGAAGAAAGACCCCAACGCACCGAAGCAAACGTACCAGCTATCTACGGCTGAACGTGCTCGTCGTGGTGCACAAAAGCGACTACGTGCCGCAAAGAAAAAAGCAACGCAAGCAACTAAAAAAGCAGAAGCACAAAGAGACTATGCACGTAAACTCGAAAAGACAATCGGAAAAGTTGAAAAAGGAATTAAAGGCGACGGAAGTACAGTGGTCGACATGGGAGATCTCTCCGTTCTACCCGAATCCGTATCTGAACTCGTACAAGACAGTGAAATTGTATTTCAGCCAAACGCTGGACCACAAGAAGAGTTTCTTGCAGCGTCAGAGCAAGACGTTCTTTACGGCGGAGCCGCTGGTGGCGGTAAGTCGTTCGCTCTACTTGCTGACCCCTTACGCTATTGTCACAACTCTAATATGCGCGGCCTTCTTCTCAGACGCACCTTAGACGAACTAACAGAACTAATCGATAAGTCACGCCAGCTATACACAAAGGCATTTCCCGGAGCAAAGTTCCGCGAATCAAAATCCACGTGGGTTTTCCCATCCGGTGCAACCATTTGGTTTACTTACCTAGACAGAGATAAAGACGTTACCCGTTTTCAGGGACAGGCTTTTAACTGGATAGGCATCGACGAAATAACACAATATCCAACCCCTTATGTCTGGGACTACCTTCGTTCTCGTTTGCGTAGTACCGATCCCGAATTACAGAAATCTTTGAATATGCGTTGTACAGCCAACCCCGGCGGTGTCGGTGGCTGGTGGGTAAAGAAGATGTACATCGACTCTCGTACAGAGAACGTCGCCTTCCCCGCATACGACATAGATACTATGAAGCCGTTTGTGTGGCCTACCGGTCACGAAAAGGCAGGTCAGCCGTTGTTCTACCGCAAGTTTGTACCGGCACGGTTGACAGATAATCCCCACCTCATGGCAGACGGTCAATACGAAGCCATGTTGAGATCGCTCCCAGAAGTCGAGCGGAAGAGGCTTCTCGAAGGGGATTGGGATGTGGCAGAGGGAGCGGCCTTCCCTGAATTTTCACGGAGCAGACACGTTGTCGAACCTTACGATCTACCTACCAATTGGCCTCGCATTCGAGCGGCAGACTACGGCTATGCCAGCCCGTCGTGCGTTCTTTGGGGGGCTATTGACTGGGACAACAATATCTGGGTTTATCGTGAGTTGTATGCTAAACACTTGACAGCAGAGCAGTTGGCTGATAAAATACTAGAAGCAGAGCAATTTGATCCGTTACCTCATTACACCGTACTCGATTCTTCCTGCTGGAACAAGACTGGCTTTGGACCATCTATTGCGGAAGTTATGATGAGACAAGGTGTTCGCTGGACTCCTTCAGATCGGAACCGTATTCAAGGTAAGATGGAGGTTCACCGCAGACTTGCGGATGATCCTTATTCACAGGAACCACGTCTTCGCGTATTCTCTAACTGCCAGCACACAATCAAACAGTTGGCAGGTATCCCGCTATCAAAAACCAACAGCGAAGACGTGGATACTAAAGCGGAAGACCACGCATACGACGCTTTACGTTACATGGCAATGACACGTATGAGCGGGTACGCAGCAATCCACCAACAATTAGGCGCAATCAAGAACCACGTATATAAGGTTCAGGATGAAGTATTTGGGTACTAACGTATGGCTGAACTAACCAAACAAGAAAAAACCGTTGTCGATGCGTTCCTAAATACGCAACGAGCATTGTTTCCTGACGGCGACATTCCTTCTTTAGAAGAGGTACGCGCACGAATTGACTCCGGTAGTCACACCGTTGGTGATGCGTTCATTGCAAAGATGTACAACGATGGCGTACCGGATGAGCCTATTCTTGCTGAGTTAGACGAAACAAAAGATTTCTACAGTAAGTTCGAAAAGTCTTTTTCACGTGAAGTCGTCGGACCTGCTCGTAACACAACAGGTATTAGTAATAACATTACAAAACTTGAGAAGGGCGGTATCGATCTAGGTTCGTCCTTTTCTGATTTTGAAGAACAGTCTAAGATACCGGGAAGCGGTATTAGCGAGGATGTTCGCAAGAATATCGTTCGCCCGTTCAAAGTTGCCTCTAACAACGTATTAGAATTGAAGCTATCGCGCACAGGAGCCTCTAAGGGCACCCGTAAGCTTGCAAAGGGTGCTATACCTGCTGAAGTCCTTCAATCGGTCTTACAGGGCATTGGTGACATCCCTGACGCGGTTACGCGTGACGCGGTACTGGCATCCTTGCTGGGTTATCGCGGGGAAGACTTATCTAACATGCGTAC